AACAGTTATGGTTTTTAAACCACGACACTCCAATATGACCACTTTTGTTATGGCTTGGCAATGAAATGTTTTGGCAATTATCAGTTCTGCTTACGGCTCTAAGATTGCAAAGTCTATTGTCATTTCTGATTCTGTTTTTATGGTCAATGTCTTCTTTTGGAAAATCTCCATAAACATATAGCCAAATCAATCTATGCACACGATAGGATGTGCCATTTATTTTTACTGTGTAATATCCCTGACCATTAGGTGCTTTTGCTTGTTGCCAAGGTTTAACATTTCGCCCATTACCATTACGCCAAAGTAGCATCCCACTTTCAGCATCATAGTGAAACAACTTTTTAACTGTTTCTTGATCGATCATTTCTTTCTCTCCCACTTAATGCACACAACCCTTCGGTTGTAAACATCACCAGTCCAAGTCCATTTAATACATCGGTACTCTATGGTTGCCGCCAAGAGAAAGGCGATCACGGAAATGCCCAAACAATAATATAACTACAAAAGATTACAAAACAGAGAATCAGGACTGCTACTAAGATAGCAAACAGCCCGTCTTTCATTGTCAATATGACAAAGGAACTTTAGCCCTTGCCGCCTCCATTAACAAATCTCTTAGACTACGAACTGCACGATTTGTTTTTACTTCATCTCCTTGCTCTTGAGCCTTCATTGATTCACCCATTTGAGTTTTTAATTCTTCGTTCCAAATAGCTTGTCGTTGCTTGTCAATAGTGCTAGTTGGTTCAGGAGGTGGTGCGCCTATTTCTGGTGGTAACTCAATGTTTGTCGAAGGCATACTCATCAACTCTGGTGGCAACTCGATATTTGGTGACATCTCAATAGTTGGCTCTTGTGTTGGTGCTTGAGTTGTTGGCAATGCAGCTGTAGCAGCCGCAAATGGCAGTATTGGGCTTGCTTTATCCAAGTCAACCAAAGATTGCAAAGTATTCTTGCTCTGAGGTGAAATAGCCGCATTCTGCAAGAACTTCTTACCCTCACCAGAAAGTAATACTGTCATCAACTGTTGCTCTGTCAAACCCTTGTCTTTGAAAATAGCATTTACTGCGTCTGTAGTTAAACGAGTTGCTTTTCCAATCTGATAACCTCCAACAGTACCCGCTAGAGCTTCAATGTCTCTTGCAAGTCCACCACCAACAACAGCCTCATCTGCTGGTGCGCTACCAATCTGTATTTTTCTAGTAAACACAGCGGCATCTTTCATTCTCTTGGAGAATTCACTGGCATTTGTTCCTAAAGCATCAACAACTTGACTCGCTAAGTTTGGATCAGTTGCTTTGACAGTATTCCATTTATCGGAGATAGCACCAAGATCGTAAGTAAATGTTCCATCTGGCTGCTTCTTATAAGCATCTTTTATGAAATCATCAAATACACGCTTATCAATTGCCTTTAAAGATTCAGCACGATTTTCTCCGACCCATTCTCTAAATTGCTGTCTTTGAGCTTGATTAGTTTGTTGATAGGCTTTTGTTAAATCTTCAATCGTAATCTCATTAAAAGATTTATTTTGTAAAAATTTAGGAACGCCTTGAGAAATCAAAGCATCGTAATCTTCTGAGGCTTTTTTATATTGACTTCTAGCTTGGATAAGATAGCCAGCAGCCTTTTTTTGGTCAACATTGCTAGCAACTTTTGTTGTATTTGATAAATCATTAGCTAAACCACCAAACAAAGCATTGTTAACCCTTTTTATATCATCTAATGCCAATCCCGTAACAACAGAATCACCACCCTCTGCTTTTTTGCCAAACTCATGTAAGAAACCCTGAAGTCTTTGAACAGTAAGTTTGTCAGGAACAGTTCCAGTTGGTGTGTCAACAAGGAGTTTATTCTCTAACTTATTTAAGTAAGATAAAACAGAATCGTTATCTGGATATTGTTCTCTGAGTTTTTGAATTGTTGCTCTTGTTGCTGTAGTTTCAACAAATGGAACATCACCAGCCTTGTTAAATGCCTTTTCAAAAGCATCATTTCCAGCCGTTCTACGAGCTTCTTTCACTGAATTAAGTTTATCTTGTATTGATCTTGCAATGCCAGTAGCTGCTTCTTCTGGTGTTTGAACAGATGATCTTGGTCGAATGCCCTTTAAAGCCTCTTTAGCCGCTTCATTTTCCATTGCCGTAAATAGTTCAGAATACTTTGGATTTTTGCGAACCTTCTCGATCATGGCGGCAACTTCAGGCGAAGATGATCCTTGCCCACGAACCATATAGTTCTGGAACATATTGCGCTCAGAAGGGTTTAACTCTCCCAAAAGCTCATCAGCCTTTGACATTAACTTTCTATCTTTAAAGGCTTTCCATCCAAACTGAGCAAGTTGCGTCAATCCAACGACACCAACAGCAATGTCTGGTGCTGATTGGAGAAGCGCACCTTCTTTAGATGTTGCTTCAGGAGTCATTCCCGCAAACTCTAGTGTTCGTTCACGCAATGAAGGTAATTTGCCCGCCTCTTCGCCAAACATACCCTTCTTTCCCGCAATCAACTCTGACAATGTAGGAGAACGTTTTTCTTGATATAGGTTATATCCACCAATTGCAAGGTCAGGAATTCCCGTTAGAAGCCCTGTAGCCGCAGAAACCATCCCAGAGCCTAGTTCGCCAATAGTGCCTGTAGAGCGTATTTGGCTCTCAATGCGACCAATATCTTTGTAATATTTGCTATTGATAATTGCACGAGATTCATTTGGAACTTCGCCACTTTTGATGGCAGTATTCAAGCGATCTTTAGCAGAATTTAACTGTTTAACAAGGGCATCGTATGCTTCTTGTCGTGTGTTAGGACGATTGTCAGCCATGATGAATCCTTAAAGTTTTCCAGCGGCACGAAGAGCTTGTTCTGCTTGTGATTTAGTTACTGTAACGCCTTTTCCTGCATTGAATTGAATAACCGCATCAATCTTCTGTTCACGAGTCATCTCACCCGCTTTTTGAGTAGGTTTAGGAGTGGGCTTTTCTTCTGTTGGTTTTACAGATGGAACACCTGGTGCTTCTGTTCTACCTTGAAATTGCAAAGCAGTTTTCTTAGCAAGCAGTTCTTGTTTCAAACTATCTTCAGCCCTTATAAGGCTATCAAGAGCACCTTGCATTCTTGCAGAACTAAGGAAAGTTGATGGTGTAGCAATTTGATCTTTTGCTCGCTGTGCATCGTCTTTAGCTTGAACACCTTTAGCGGAATTCAAAACAAAGTTTACTCGCTCAGTAATTGCCCTTGTGAACTCATCTTTCTTAACTTGATTTCCAACTTCTTGACCACCAAAAACAGGTGGAATTACAGCACCAAGGAAATCAAACGCATTGGCTGCGGCATTGAACTTCACATCACCAGACTTAAGTGATTGCGAAAGGGATTGCAACTGTGTTGAATTGGCAATTTTCTCAAGACTAGCATCAATTTCTGCAATGTCTTTTTGTGATCCAGCAGGAAGATTACCAGCAGTAGCCTGTTGAACAGTTGGCTTTGGTACTGTGCTAGGTTTTTCTTCGCCAGCGGGTGTCATTCCTTTATAAGTCAATGGGAATGCCTTTGAAGGATCAGTAGCAGGTTGCGTAATCATTTGACCACTTGCTTGGTCAAGATAACTACGAGGTTTTGACAACATTTGACCAGCTATATTTGCACTAGATAATTCAGATGCAGTAGGCTCTTGACCACTTAAATATTTATTCTCAACAGTTTGCAAGATATTGATATAACGTTCATCACCAGTAAGTTTATTTGGTTGCATAGCTTTGAGTGCTTGTGCTTGTTGCAAAGCAATCTTAGAAGATGACTCTTGTAATGATCTTGCTCTATCAACTAAACCAGCAGCAAGTTGAGCATCACCAATTGATGTAGCCAACTTTGCTCCTTCAACCAATGATTTCATATCTGTTAAATCAAGTTGCTTTAATATCTGCTGTCGTTTTGCAATCATTTGCAACTGAGGGTCTTCTATGCCCATAGCACCGCCAATAGCACCACCAAGACCTTTAGCACCTGCATAGGTCATTGCCGCACCACGAGCCGCAGGGTCTAGTTGAGCAAGAGTAATACCTTCTTGCAAAGCGCCAACACGCTGTTGCTCACCATACATTTGTGGATTTAATCCAAAAAGACCCGCTACGATGTTTTCTGCCATGATAAATCCTTACAAATATAAGCCAAGGTCTTGGCTACCATAATAGTTACCAGTTCCAAATGTTGTTGCGGGTGCGCTCATAGCCGTTGTTGCAGGTGTTGTACCAAACAATCCACCTAATGCCTGACCAAATGCGTTAGACGCTCCCAAACCACTTAAAGCAGAAGCATAAGGATTATTTGTTGCCGCAGGACTTGTAGCCAAAGCAACACTTTGACCTGCACCTCTTAGTCCTAATTGACCAACATTGAAACCCGCTTGAGCCGCTGTTTGACCAAGATTAGCACCCATCGTCAATGGTTGTTGTGCCAAAGTTTCCAAGTTTTGTACTTGTCCCAAAGCAGTTGTGTAAGGCTGATATGCCGCCTGTTGACCTGCATAGTAGTTGCCCATAGTCTGTGCGCCAGTACCCAACAATCCCGCACCAAATGCGACATTCTGTTGTCCATACTGTTGAGCATTAGCTGCCAATTGAGCCTCTTGTTGCGCTCTAGCGTTATACAAAGCCTGTAGTTCAGGAGTTGTAGCACCCAAAGTACCGCCTTGTGCAACCGCTAAACCGCCCCGACCTTGTTGTTGGAGTCTGTTTTGCAGATTAGCAAGTTCTAATTCTCTGCCTGGTTGCAACAAAGCCATCTGTTGATTCAGATAGTTCTGAGCTACTTCTTGAGGGTTCTGAGCTAAGTATTGATTGCCAAGGCTAAACAAGTTCTGAGCGCCTGTTTGAAGAGGAGCAAACTGCGCTTGAGCGCCTTCAGCTTGTACTAAACCTTGTTCAGCCAACTTAACCAAGCGATCTTGAGCATTCTTAGCTTCAGGGCTTAGTGTGTATCCTGCACTTGTCAATTGACCAGTAACAGGATCAACTTGGAACTGTGAAGTACCAAATCGAGTAGTCATGCCAACAGGTCTAAACTGAGCCGCTTGCTTGGCAGCAGCAGTCTCGGTGTCAATCATCTGTTGCGCTCTTTGAGCCGCTTCACGAGATGTTTGTTGTTGGAGAAGACCTGCACCAGTAGTTAAGCCACCAGATAACAAAGAACCTATCTGAGAGGCAGTAAGACCGCCTAAAGCAGTTCTAGCAGCAGTATTTGCAAGGTTAGAGCCAGCTGTAGAACCCAATGTTGAACCAAGAGTAGACCCAAGTGTTGATCCTAAAGTAGAGCCAACAACACCAGTTGTCAAACCACCTAAAGTAGAACCAAGAGTAGAACCACCAAGCAAAGTATTAGCACCTGCTAAACCGCCAGCAGTAGTCAATCCTGTAAGACCACCTGCGCCTGTGGTTAAACCAGTAACTCCACCCGCACCTGCGGTTAGTCCACCAGCACCACCCATTCCTGCAACAGTACCTAAAGCACCTGCACCACCAGTACCATATAAAGCCGCAGCTTCAGCCGCAGTCAAAGCACCAGTACCCGCAGGTATTCCACTCAGACCCGCTAAATCAGAACCTACAACTCCTCCACCGCCACCAAAAAGACTCTCAAAACCACCGCCTAGTCCACCGAATAAACCAGCAGAACCTGCCAAGAACTTTAGAAAGTCTTGACCAGCATTAACTTCTTGTTGAACACCAGTTCTCTGAAGTTCACCAGTAGGTGTGTATTGTTGATAGCCACCACCTGCTTGGTTTTCACCAACTTTATAGGTATAGACATTTTCAAGGCCACCGATCTGCTGATTCTCACCATCACCAATAACTTGATACTGAGGTTGAACAATAGTGTCACCCAAAGTAATGGTTTGACCTTGAGGAATAGTAGCCGCCACACGGGAAGCAACTGCACCCTCATCCAAGCCAACAGCACCAGCCATTTGAGCAGGAGAAACCCCATATTGCTCCATAGCCGCAACGATCTGGGCATCAGTCATGCCAGGGTTTGCGGTCAGGAAATCCAGTATTTGTTGGTTAGATACAGCCATTATTTTTCTCCATCATGTCATTTCGACCCAAGCTAATTGATCTTCGTTCCAAGAATAATATTTATCATCTTGTGGACAAGGTGTAGGGGCATCCCATGTCATTGTTTCAAAGTCACCAATCCAACTTGGGAAAGGCTTACGGGCTAAATATTCAGCAGTCTTTAACGCTTGGTATTCTTCAGCCGTGTAAGTAGCAACAACACCAGCAACAGTTAAATCAGCATCGTCATCACAAGTGCCAAAAAACAATGGCGCTCTTGTGTGTGCGCCTGTTGATGTTGTTGGTATAGGCCATGTTGATTTGTTGCACCAAACAATATTGCAGTTCTTAATTTGAGGATAAGCAGGGCCAGTTCTCATTGGCTCTGCTGTGCAGATGATGCCTGTAGATGCGTCAATTTGAGTAATAGATAGGTAAATCATGTTTTTCCTTACGCTAAAACTCTGCGAACAGCACGGGCATAATTACTTACAGTAGTTTTAAGTTGTGCGCCAAGGTCACCAGTATTAAAGTCCCTGATTCTTGCTCTATCAGCACTAAATTCTGTACTTGCCCAATAATTACTTGGAGGAAGAACAAACTCTTGGCTACTTGCACCAGTTTGAAAGCTAGTTGCAGTTGTTTGTGCTGGGTCACCAGCAGTAAAGTTGGTGCTTATTGGTTGAGGGCTTACTGCATTTGCAGTTGAACCTGTGCCTGTATTATTTGCAGTAGTACCCGGCTTTAAGTAATAATATATAGTTGTTAGTTCATTAAGTGCGGGAAGATACCAATCGGTGTATCCACCAGTATTTAAACCTTCGCAAAATGTTGCCGCTTCATAAGTTGAACCAAGTGCGGCTTCCCCTGCTGAATTGGTTGGGCCATCAATAACAGAAGTAAATCCAGTATCAACCCCTAGAGGCCCCCATAATTTAAGAGCCTCACCAACACTTTTATCAGCAACAACTAAGTTGTATTTAGTTCCACTAACATCAATTTGACCCGCAAAGTACCCGCCACCATAAGCATCGCCAATGAGTGCTGGCCATCCATTAGGAAAGCCAAAACTTCTTAGGTTTTGATAGACAGCTTGTAATGCACCACTCATGTCAAAGCACTCCCAGAAATGAGCCAAGTTGTAGAAGTAATCTTCAATGCCGTTGCTGAACCATACTGAGCAAGACTTCGTGAGCCAGTAGTTCCATCTTTAGCCAAATACATTGTGTCTGAAGTAATGGCAATCGTCACCACTTGGCTTGTCATGTTCACAAATGTGACTGCTGTTCCTATTGGATAGGCAACAGAGCTGTTTGCAGGGATTGTGTATGTCCTTGCATTGGCATCACCAGAGGGATGGAAGATGTGTTTGCCAGCATCAGCTAAAACTAATGTGTAAGCAGCAGATTGACTATTCTGTGGAATGTTTCTAAAGCCAACTGCATCAGTACCATCAACTGTGCAATTACTTAATGTTCCGCTTGTTGGTGTTCCAAGTACAGGGGTTGTAAGTGTTGGAGATGTCAGAGTCTTGTTTGTCAGGGTTTCTGTGCCTGTCAAAGTAGCAAAGCCAGATGTAGTAAATGCCGCCTGAGTCCATGCCGATCCTGTCCACACATACAAAGTGCTTACTGCTGTATTCCAGTACAAAGCACCTGTCAACAGAGCATTGCCATCATTGTCAACAGTAGGAGCAGAAGACTTAGAACCTAAGTATCTGTCATCAAAAGCATCATAGGAGGCTGCCGCATTGGTAGCTGATGTAGACGCATTGCTTGCACTTGTAGAAGCGTTAGATGCACTTGTTGCCGCATTGGAAGCAGAGGTAGCCGCATTAGATGCAGAAGTAGCTGCCGCAGTAGTCGAGCCAAAAATCGAATCTATCTCAGTTTTGGTATAAGCATTAGAGATGTTATAGCCAGCAATAGTCGTTGGATTCGTTCCTGCCGTAGCACGACCATAAGCATCAAAAGTAACAGATTGGTATGTTCCTGCTGAAATGCCAGAAGTAGCCAAATCAATATTGTCGCCATTGACAACAATACGACTAGAAGATGCAGTTCCCACATTAAGAGTATTACCTGTCTTTGTAAGACCATCACCTGCGGTAATCTGTCCCGCACCAGAGAACTGCGCCCATGTAATCGATGTGCTTCCTAGTGTTCCACCTGCATCAATCGTGCAGATGAAACCAGAATCAGCGTTAGTTGTGCCTTTTTCAACAAAGGTAAAAGCCGCAACCAACTCAGCATAAGTGTCAGCATCTGTTGTGCGTGTCCAAGACCCTGTGGCACACAAGTAAATACCATTGTTAGAAGCAGTAGATTGGTCTTTAACCAAGACCCGATCACCCGCAATAATTGATATGCCATCAATAGTTTGTGCGCCAGACAATGTGATATTTGCAGTAGTAGCCGCAACAACAGAGGCTTTGGCATCAATACCTTGGGCTAGTGCATCGACATAACCCTTGGTAGCCGCATCAGAATCGTTTGTAGGGCTTGCCAAACCAGTAATGGTTGCCGCTGTACCGCTATCCATGTCCAATGCACCAGAGATGGTTACATTGTTGAATGTAGAAGTTCCTGAAGCCGCAGTTACATTGCCTGTCAGATTGCCAGTTACGTTACCTGTGACATTTCCTGTAACCGCACCCGTGTGAGTTCCTGCCGTATTGCCAGTTACCGCACCTGTGAGTGGGCCACTAAAGCCTGTGGTTGCCGTGATGTTAGTTCCAGTAATGGCAAGAGCAGATGAACCACCAATGACCACACCATTGATTGTTCCTGCACTAATAGCGGCAGAAGCAATCGTGGCGGCTGTGCTAACAGTAAGGTTGGTAAAAGTACCCGCTGCGGCAGTAGTTCCACCAATAACCGCACCATTTATCGTACCCCCAGTAATGGTGGCAGATGAGTTATCTGTCTTTGTCGCTACAGCAGTTGCAATGTTATTGAACTCTGTATCAATCTCAGTACCCTTAACAATCTTTAGAGGATTGCCAGGCGAAAGATTATCTTTGGTTGCAAAGTTAGTGGATTTTGAATAATTGCTCATATTTATCCTATCTTGCCTTCTTTGGCTTGAAGTTCAATTTTCTGAATTGACAACTGAGTGCCGCTAATAGTGGCTTCGTATCCTGTTTGTACAATTTTACCTGCACTTGAAGCATTACTTGTCAATGCTTTAATTGGTATGCCACTTGTGAAGTCTGCAACTGCATACTCACCAATCCCATACTCATAATAACCTTGCGGAGGAATAAAGACGTTCTCTGACTGATAAGCACCTGAGTAGTCAAAAGCCCACTTAATTGTGAGAAACTGGTTAGAGCCACCAATCACTACGGCAGTAATAGACTTTAGAATGGAAATCTGATTAGGATTGCCTAGGTCAGCATTGTTTGTGTAATAAGAAAATCGATAAGCAGAAGTATCGTCAATATAACCACCATACTTACCAATGTAGCCATTCTTTCCAATATAGAGATCACCATTACGCAACGATCTTAGTGCCGTTGGAGAAATATTATCCCATTTGGTTACACGGGAAGCACCATCTTGCAAAGATTGCTTTGTATCGAAACAGTAAACTTGCAAAGTAGCGGGTAAAACAAGTAGGTAAAAGGCTTCTTTTTCTGAGTAAACAGACTTCAAATTAGCAAGAGTTTCACCTGCTAAAGATGAATTTAGGTCAAAACGAACATTCTTAGATAGGTCTCGCAAAGGAGCAGACTTCTCTTGAATAGTCCTCATCAATGAACGAACACCTGAGTCTGACAAGAATACAACGTCAGAGCCAATACTCTGTATGGTGTCCCTAGCAATACAACCAATAGAGCCTACTGTATCGCTCAGAACGAGAGATGCGGGTGTAGAAGCACCTGAGTAAACAAGAATCTGCTTCTTACCAAAAATGAACAAGAAATCATTGTGAGCTGCCAAACCCATCACTTCATCTGCACCATTAGGCCATACACGAGAAACATCTAATGAGCCAGAAGTACCACCACCCCATACATGACCTGCAATCAGGTCAGAGAAGGTAACTGTTACCTTATCGGAAGCAGTATTAGCAACCCACAAACGACCAAAAGCAGAGATGCAAATGTTCGCTTGAGGAACAGTAGCTACATAACCAGACTTCTCTGACACTCTGCGATAAGTAGTTGTACTTACTGCGGGGTCATAAATGAGTGGATCGTGACCAGTTTGAAAAAAGTAAGCAATGCCATTCAAAGAGGCACATTGCCAGTTAGATGCAGTAATGGTAGGCGCAGAACCGCCACCACCATAGGTCAACTCAGTCACAGCATTAGATGCACCAAGTTTGAATATCTTGTTGTTTCCAGCAAACAGAACTGTAAGAGTCCCGTCAGTCTGAACTAACTCATGGATAACACCAACATCATTAGCACCAAGGTTTCCAGAGGAAGAATTAACCCTTGTCCAACCTTTTCTAGCACCAATACGACCATACTGATCCAAGATGCAGTTAGTTGCAACCAAAGCAAATCCCGCCCCTAGATCAAGAGGTGAATCTTCAGTATTCAGGCCATAAAAGCCTGGTGCTGAGAGACTGTAACTTTGAAGTTGAGATGCCATTAGACTGCCTCAAAGTTATCTTCAGGATAACGTGTGCTTTCCATTGCAATAGCATCAGAGAGCATTCCTCTAAACAAGGCATAAGCCTCGGCAGAGTTTGTTCCACCATCTTCACCACGCTCAATCAAAGCACGAGCATAAGCACTCTGAGCAACCAAATAGTCTAATACTTTGACAGATGTTGAATCTGATGACAATGTTGCCTGTGGAACTATGACATCAAATTTTAAAGTAAATACGCCAGAAGGAATGGGGAATAAATCAATCTTTGTGTCTCCACTACCATCAACACCATTAAAACAAAATTCACTAGGAATAGACTGCGAAGGAGTACCAAAGTTTAACTTGCGGTTCATGTCCGCAACAGTAATGTTATTCAAAGTAATAACACTTGTCGTATTGATAGCATCAGTAACACGAAATTTCTGACCAACACCAGTCAAAGCATAAGAACTTGTACCAGAAGTAGTCGTAACTGTGATTGTCTGAGCAAGGCAATTCCAAGTATAAGAATCTTCAATCTGACGCTTGGCATCATTGACAAACTTGCCAATCAGAGAAGAATAGGTTGTTTCGCCAACAGTAGATACTGTGCTTTCACGCAAGCGAACCAATACATCGTTAACAAGTTCTAAGTAGGTCATGTTCGTTGCGCTCCTTGAACCTCAAATGTAGCCAGAAAACTAAAGGTACTTGCCGCTTCAGTTGTAATTTGAATCCTATCGCCTTCTTCTAAAACAATATAAGCCGCACCATCAAACTGAAGGTACTGTTTAGAGGTAAAGTTATATGTAGTAAGAATATCGTAAGTAGTCGCTAGACTTGCGTCATACCATTGGACTGTGATGTGCTTTGTTGATCCACCAGTGTTGTGGATGTACATGACAGTAAACTTGGCGTAATAGCCTGTTGGAACTGTATAAACAGTCGTCAGCGTATTGGCTGTAGGGCTAACTCCAACAGATACAGGTCTCACTTCTTATTCCTCTTAGAGATCGCTTTAGCCTTCGCTTTAGCGTCTTCCTTGGACGATGCGCCCCAAGCTCTAAGAGATAGAAGGAGTCGGGTAGGCTTCCCATCTTTCATCTCAGCGCCAGGCATATTGCCCATTCGTGCTAAAAAGGATGCCCTACGAGGGTTATCTCCCGACTTTACTGGTGGTTTTAAATTACCACCCGTTTCTGCATTATACGATGCTCTTCCTTTGGCATTCAAGCCCCCCTTGGGGTTTTTTCCTTCTTTTGTTTGCCAAACAGGAGTTTTCATTTCTTCTTTGCGGTCTTAGCCGCAGCCTTAAATGCTGCCTCAGTAGGAGCACCTTTAGAACCAACTTTACGCATCTTTTCCTTAGAACCCGCTTTGATGCGTTCTTGTTTGGCATGAATGTTAGCGTAAAGACCTTGTTTCATTTCTTCTTCCTTGGTTTGCTCATGCCCGCAGAACTTAAAGCAATCGCAACTGCTTGTTTAGGATTCTTGACAACAGGGCCACCCTTACCAGAGTGCAAAGTTCCTGCTTTAAATTCCTTGTATACCTTGGAGATTTTGGCTTCTGCTTTAGTCTTTTTCATTTGCCACGACCTGCTTTTTTCATCATGTTAGTTGCTGTGCGACCACCACGGGTAGGCATTGGTCGAGTCTTAGGCTTACCAATAGCAATCATTATTGCCAATGGCATACCTTTTGGCTTCTTCATTTCTTTAGGTTTTGTCATTTTCATGGTTTTTCCTTCGTAATAGGCCCGCCAGCTTTCCACGCATCACAAGTACGGGCGGCAGCACAAGTGAATTGAAATAGGTCGCAATAGCCGAGATCAGCGGCTTTAATGAAATT